GATTTAGCACCGTTAGCGTATAATATTTTATAAATTTCTGAAATGGTAGAACCGGAAGATAAAACGTCATCAACAACTAATACATTTTTATCGATAAAAGAATTTGAATCTTTTGATAATTTAATATAACCGGTAAAAAAATTTCTGAATTGCAAAGGAACTTTTTTCAACTCAAAATAACCATTAGTTTCTGCGGTTTCTATAATTTTATATAAACTTTTTAAAGTTTTTAACTCCAATACAACGCCATTAGTATCAATTGATATCTCAGACGGTAAAGATTTAATAAACGCATCCGGTATTGTTTTACAATTAGTTTGTTTCGCCAATTCTTCACTAAAAAATTTTAACAATTTAGATGAAGAATATGGATATACTATTACATCAATGTTATTGAATTTAGACGATAATTTTGGAATTATATTGGTTTTTATAAACTTGGCGTTTTCAGAAGTTTCGGAAAACTGGAGTTTTAATATTTTTAATGTTTCTACGTCGGAGTAATTACCGACTGAATATGTTTCTACATTAAGAACATTTTTACCCTTCGCAAGAAATAAATCCCCGTTAGGTTTAAATTTTATTATATTGGATAATAATTGTTGGTTTTCCATATTTTTTAGCGTAGTTTATTGATGAAAGAGTTCCTTTAGAAGTCCCATCCCAAAATGCAATTATTCGATCGGATTCTTCTACTATAGTTTTATTCCTTAAAAATCCAGCATGTCTTCCTATAGACCAATCAGGTTTGTGGATCGTAGTAGGGATGTTATGTTCAAAAGCATATTGTTCCGCTAAGGAATCCGCGCCTTTCGCGCCGCCTGAAATTATACAGGTTATGTCATGTTTCGTCAATTCATTTTTTAACAGGTCATAATCTTCAAAAGATCTGCTGCCAATCACACCAAATTTCATATTATCTCCATAATTTATTGTAAAAGTTATTTTACCGCGTAACGTCGAGAAAGTAAAGAACTAAAAATCCCCTTTCGGGGATTGCGTTAAAAGTGTAATTCGTCTGGGTGAAGGTTCGACGATGCTTGTTGTAGTAAATAATTTAAGTACGCTTCGTAATAAGTTGAACCTTGCGCCTTAACGTTATTCAACTCGCAGTACCAAATATTATTTAATTGATATATTTTCGGTCGGGGCATAATAGATTTAAACACTATTTATAAAATCAATTAGATAGGACTTTATAATTCAGAATTCTACCGAAATATAAATCGTTTGTCCAGTTCAATTTATTCGCGGCCATTGGTAAATGAGTAACAATTCTGTCATTAACTCTTGTTTGGTACAGAATGGTTTCATCGCCAGTCAATTCGGTTGGCATTGTTAATGTTGTATGTTCTTTCATCATTCTACCTCAATAATTACTGTTGATTTTTTATATTTTTCAATAGATTCTCTTGCTGCGTCTTCGGTTCCGCTCCACTGGTAAATGTTCCACCAGATACCGAACTTTTTATATTGGGAAATGTATAAATCCATTGTTGCTTTGTATGGGAAAATCGCAAACCAACTATGGACTCTTCCCTTCGGTACAAATTTAATTCTATATTTCATTTTTATCTCCAAGTTCGGTGTTTTTCTGCTACCCATTCCATGCCGTCGTACTCTTCGATAAACCATTCGACATCGTCTGGAATTTCTACAATTTTCAGTTCAGCAAAATCGCCATTAGCATCTTCGCCCAATTCTTCGATAACTTGAATCAAGATTGGATCATTTCTTTGAAAACCAACTCCTCCTAATTCTTCATATCTCGCAAGTGCTTCCTTGGATAAATCAAACCCGCCATAATAACTATTGATTGCTACTTTCATTTAATTTCTCCGCTAGAATCAGCATCATTTTTATCTTCTCTAACTTCCACGAATACAGGCAAAAATAACGACTCTTCGCCTTGTTTATTTTTAATCCTTGCGTTATATTTCACAGCGACAATTTTACCGATATAATCGAGCGTTTTTCGCTGTTCATCATTAAATCCCGAACCGACGTTGACCTTTACGATACCATCGCTTGACTCGCATACAATAGCACCAAGCATACCTTCGTATTTGCCAGTTCCCAATTGAATGTCAACGACTCTTAGATCAGTTTCCAACTCTCCTTTAAATTTTATTTGCCCTTTGGATCGTTTATTTTCCCAGATAGATTTAGCATCTTTAAGGATAATACCTTCTTGACCTTCGCTTAACATCATTTGAAAAAACGATGTAGCAGTTTCTAAATCAGGTACAATGTTAGTCATCACTAAACTAATTTTATTGGATTCATGTTTCGTCGTTAAGTTATACAGAACATTAAATCTATCATCATATACGACGTCAGATTTACCGGCATAAAAATCATCGTAAGATATAACGTCCCAAACGGTTGCAACTACCATTTCTGCTTGTTCTTTAGAGATCGTACCTTTATTCGCGCGATTTAATATACCGTTACCGGTTTGTCTGTCAAGAATCGCACCATCTTTTTTAACTAACAATTCGCCATCGAACACGAGGTCAGCGCCGTCTGCTAAAGTGATGAATTCTTGTTCCAAATTACCTAATAAATCAATCTGTTTACCGTTACGGGAACGAAACTCGCAATTACCATCTTTAACGATTGCGTTAAACCTCATGCCGTCTTCTTTTTTTTGAGCGTATGCCGGATATGTAATTTTGTTTACCAGTTTTTCGTCATAAGTCGAGCAAAGCATACAAGGATATTCATGAATAAGATTTGGCCACACAGAATTGGCAGTAGATATCGAAACACCACATTTCAAATCTTTCTGAATAATTCGTTCAACTATTTTAGCGTCTGATACTGACAAATGAGATAGAAGATTTGCTAAAAAATCAATTGATGCATTACCGGTTACATGACGATTAGAAAGATTGTATAACGAATCGGGAACAATGTCCAGCGTAATTCTAACTTCTTTTTGAGTATATTCAGGAATTTTCCGAATATAGAACTGAGTAAACGGATCTAGCGCCAAACGGATAACCTCTTTCAACAAACTATTGTCTTTATGTTGTCTAAGGTAATCGAGTTTGAAATTGCGGGAGTTGTTTGCCGCTAAGTCTTCGAAGATTTGGTTTATCATAATAAAGTTTCCTTTTCAAGTTTACGAGGTAAGTATACCGCAGATCTCAAGAAAAGTAAAGAACTATTTTTCGCCATAATAAAAATCAATAATCCGTTGTTTTGCTTCCGCGCCTTGCTCTTCAGATTTTACGGGTATAAACAATTGACAACCATCATCAAAATCTACCCGTTGGATCAACGATGCTTCTGTAAACAAACAAGGTTCAACGCCAATGTCTTCTAGTTTCATAATTCTTCGCCTCTAATAATTTTGTCATAACGAATACAGAAAGTTTCTGGTCCAGTATCACCAGAATATAACCAGTCTGCTTCTGGAGAATAATCCCATTGATCTTCTGGCCAAAATCCCACTTCAATTACTCCATATAATGTATAATAATGCAAGTTTAAGAGTAACAATAATTGATATACCAACCCAAGATACAATGTTTTCTATTACACGATTTTTGTATAATTTACCTGACGGGTCAAGAATATTACAAATTTGTTTAGCAGACATATTACCAACATCAATATAATGTACTGTTCTATTCGTATTCATTAATCGTCCTCATTTTTCTTTAGAAGAATATTTTGTCGGATCAAAATCTTCAGCCAAAGAAAATTTTATATCTAAAACGCCATTTGTTTTAAGCCAATGTTCAAATTTTTCTTTTTCGGTCATAAAGTTTTCCAATAGTTTTTATAAAATTATCGTTGCTGAGCACAATAATGATACAATTGAAATATTTTAATGATAGAATTATAACCTTCTGACCATTGATCAGGATTATTAATTAATAAAGCTCTTTCAGTATGTTCAAAATTATCAGTAGCTATAACATTATAAATGCATTGCATGACACCATTAATAAAACCTCCAATATGATGTTTTGTTTCTTCATCTAAAGTAGATTCATCTAATAGTGTTATAATTTCTGATTCTGTATATACAGAATTTTGATTTTTAATTGATAATTCATTTAAATAATTTAATTTTTCAGTCATTATTTTTTTCTCCAGTTAATATGTTACCGATTCTAGCAATAGCATCAGCATTATTTTTAAATAGAATACCGAGAATATTACCCAAACTGTTAATACTGTAATCATACTTGTTGTAAAGATTGACGCCAATCCCCCTCAAATTCAACAACACATATTTTAACTGCGTCAAAATAATCTGTATTTACCCACATGTTTCCACCAGCTTCAAGTATAGGTTTAGAATAATATCCAAATACATTACCGTCTTTATCTGTTGCCATGTAATTCACAGAATCAGTAACTGTATAACTAACACCGTAATATAGGACAATTTTAACAAAACGTTGTTTTACATTAACAATTTTAAAATCAGGAACTTCAATTAAATTTAATTCTTTTAAACTAGAATTGGAATTAATTCCATATATATCCCATTGATCTGAATACCAATTACCTGAAGGAGTTTTAGCTCTACCGAATACTTGATTATTATAAATGTCTAATAACACAACTTCGCGACCACAAAATGTTTTATATTTTTTATCTAAACTAATCATACACCCTCTATTAATATCTCAGCAAATAATTCTGCATTTAATTCGTTATCAAATTGTTCAATT